CCCCGAAAAAGCAGGTTGTAAAACGCTGCTAACGGCCTGAGAAATGAATTGCAATTGCTCTTGCGTAGCCTTTATAGTTTCATCAGGGATTAATCCTTTTTCTTTTGCACTGCCTCCGGTAATATCAAAACCTTTCTTTTGGTTGAATAGGTTTTTAAG